TTCGAGGCACCGATGTTATCAAAACCATTTGCCGCGACGGTGTCCAGAACTTCGAAGACGCGACCGTCTTCCTCAGCCTGGATTTCCGCTTTAGCAAGGTCTTGAGCACGTTCGATCAAATCGAACCGACGTTCTTTGACCTGTGTTAACGGGATTTCAGGGTTTGACGCAATTTCGAACAACGGGAATGTAACACGGCGAGGTTTCTGAATAGCCAGAATGTTCTGGCCTTCTTCACCAATAACATACGCCGTCACATTTGCGTCCTTATCGTAAATCGGCAGTGCTCCATCAGGAAGCTGCTCCACCAAGAAGGTCTTACGACCTACCGAGGTGTAGTCTCTCCTGAGGCGCAAAGGTTGCGTCATTGACGCAGCTAGCTTAGCGCGACCGCCGGCCGTCTTAATGTAGTCAGAAATAATCTGCTGTTTTAGTTCATTACTGATTGCTTCAGCCATGAGAAACTCACCTCCTTTAGATTTTTAGTTGGACCATCATGTATGGATCGCTGCTTCCACTCGGGGCTTTCAAACAGATCCCCACAACTGTCATCATTGCAAGACTTGCAGCATTAGTCGTCGACGCCGGTGTATTCTGCATACCGGAAGAATTAGTCAACAGACCGTTCTTCGAAGCATACAGCTTGTCACCAGCTGTGTACGTAATCGCAGAGCTTCCACCATATACGTATGTTTCGTATATGTCGGTTTTGAAAACCGTACCTGAGCCATGACAGTACACAATTCTTTCCGATGCAACACCAGAGCTTGATTCGAAAGGATTTCCGACAGCGTCGTTAATAACAATACCAACGGCTTTATCATAAACCGTTGTGCTATCACCGGCACACGGACCAATCAAATTATCTCCAGTAGCATCGACAGCCGCTACGCTACCGGCCAGAAGTCCAAGCGTCGAACCCAGACGGGTATTCAGCGTCGTACTTCCTCGAACAGCATTGGTAAGGTTGTTCTGGGTAAAATCCGTAGCAGTTGCTTGACCTATAGTATTATAGGTCTGACGATACAGCACTTCCATGTGGCCATTAGGCACAGGAAGGTTGGAGTCATAAGGTGTACCTGACATATTCATTCACCTCCTCTACATTGTTTTAAGTTACACACCACACTCGAAGTGCGGGTGTTAGGAAACCCCCACTTTCATGGGGGCGTTTTATCTGTTATTTAAAATTTTTCGAAACGTCCGGCGGAGCATCCCAGAGGTTGCTCAGATCGTTTGAATCCATCGAAGCTTGTTTCACGATACCAGAAAGCTTCTTGGCGCCGGTTTTAACTTCTTCTTTTGCGAAGAACTGGTCGAGAAAATCCACGGAAGCCTCAACATCTTCTTCCTCATCCTTTTTCTTGGCTTCGACTTCCTCTTCATCTTCTTTTTTCTTAGCTTCTACTTCTTCCTCTTTCTTCTCTTCTTTTTTGGCTTTCTTTTCCGGAGGAGGAGTTGTTTCATCTTTTTTCTTGGCTTCTACTTCTTCTTCTTCTTTTTTCTTGGAAGCAGTGGCTTCATCGTCGTCGTCATCTTTTTTCTTGGCTTCGACTTCTTCCTCTTCTTCTTTTTTCTTGGAAGCAGTAGCATCGTCATCGTCGTCGTCTTTTTTCTTGGCTTCGACTTCTTCTTCCTCATCCTTTTTCTTAGCTTCGACTTCTTCCTCTTCTTCCTTTTTCTTGGAAGCAGTAGCATCATCGTCATCATCGTCCTTGCAACCAGAAAGAGTCTCAGCAAGTTCTGCTTGACGTTGTAGAGTAGCCATAATGCAACGTTCGGGCAGGTACATAAGGTCTGTGGCCTGTTCCTCGATCGAAGCATCAACCGCACCCGGAAGCATCCGTTGTGCAATCGTAATGCATTTCAGGGCTTTGTCCTCAAGTTTACGCGCAGCCATGACAGCCTGCTGTTCTGGAGGTACTTCTTTTGCTTCAGGAGCTTTTTCAGCAGGAGCTGGAGCAGCTTTTTCAGCCGGTGCAGCTTTACCTTCAGCAGGAGCAGGATGATTTGTCTCGTCGCGACCTTCACCCTTCCATGGAGATTTGGTATCAGGGGTTTCGGCCCATGCATCTGGGTCACCCGTGTGATATTTCTCGACTGGGTTGTTGGCATGTTCCTGGTTCATGGTATAAGGGTCCGCTTTTTTCATCTGCTCGGCCACCTTATCCAGGTTCCAGCTTAGTCTCTGGCGCATAATAAAACCTCCTATTGAAATTTTTCGCCTAACTGGCACCCTTACATTGGGTGACCCTAAAATTCTTTGCAGATTAGGCCTATATTAAAAGATTATTACAAGAGCTTTAATTTCCAGTATTTATGTTCAAATATCCAGATACGAGTCCATAGCTCCGAGCCAAGCCAGAGCCCTGCGAATTTCCTTAGCCGTCAATTTCTTCCCAGACACCTTCTGTAATGCTGTTACTATAATCTGTGCATTCTTCCCATGAGTACCGTTTATCTTAGCCACGGCCTTCTTTACGGCCAAGTCCAGAGGCTTCTTTGAACAGCTATCCAGAAAGGACATCACGGCGAGAAAATCGCGCCGGCCGTAGCCGTAGTCCGATAGAGCTCCAAGATCATTACTTGATAACAGAATGTATGTTCCAAACTTCAGTTTATCGAAGCTCTTCTTGTCCAGATACCCAGCTCTACGATTTAAAAATGTATTCCATGATTTCCTGGACGTCCACAGGGATTTCAGGGCCGCGGTCGGATTAATAAGGTTTTCTTCGAGTGTCTCGAGCTCACGAGGTCCTTTGTTATTTTCCCCGGAAAAGTCCTGCATGATCTGATCCCCGAGTTCCTTAAGGATTTGCTGTTTAAGCTGATTCTTTAAGGTTTGGACTTCGTCTTCTGGTGTTTCCTCTGGCATTGTGTCTTCGGCAGGAGCCCCTTCGTCCGGGGTATCAGTACTTTCATCAGGAATGGTATCCCCAGGAGTTTTTGATGTATCCTTCTCTTTGTCTTCAGCAGGAGTAGATGTAGGTGCATCCTCAGGAGAAGTTTTCTCATCTTGAGCCACCACCTTCGCAGCTTTTAAGAAATCCAGATCGCTTATCTTATAAGCCTCTTTAGCTTCAGCCTCACGGATCTTAGCCATGATATTCTCAGGAGGATTGACTACGTTTCGGACCTCAGCACCAGTAAAGGCTGGGTTCTTGACCCAGGAGGCATCTATAAAAGTTACACTCTCTTCACTTGACATATGACCACAGAGCTCTGCCACTTTTCTTTGAACACCATCACGGTCATAAAATGTATTATTTTTCTCGTAACGAACATGCTCACAGGCCTGAGTCTCGTCTATGGCTTTGTTGCCACATTTGGTGCAAATTGAGAATGCTATTTTGCATCCCATGCTCATTTTGTCAAGCTCACCACTCTCAATCTTAGCTACTAAGTCCTTATGTTTTCTCTCAGTTGCAACAAGTATATCCACATAATAAGTTGTAACGTCCTTACCTTCTTTATCTTTACCAATAGGAACCTCACGTAATACAGCGTCAACTACTTTACCTTTTGATAATTCCAAAATTTGACAATGTTCGAGCCAATTATTTGCTCCAATAAAAGTCTTATAAGTTTTAGCCAGAAGACTCTTGGTCCAGGCATCACCATTATTATTTACAAATTTAGAGAATTCCGGTTTAATGAGATAGTCTTTGTATTCACTCTTGGACTCTTTTGCGTTTTCAACATCAACTGCGGCTATGATGCTAGCATGGGATAAAAGATATTTCTCTGGATCATATTTAGCGAGGACCGTGCGTGCAACCTTGACCCGACAAGACTTAGTCCCGCATGTGCAGGATTTATGACCGCAGCAGACGGATTTCTGCCATTGTTCGGAAGTAATACTAGGCTCGACTATTTCGGCCGAACCATATTTGAGCATTGCCATTGATTATTCCCGAAGGCTTTGGGCGTATTTTTCAAGGACTAAAGCAACAAAGGCTTTCTTTTCTTTATCTTTTGGAGTTTCATCTTTCACGGCAAGGATGGAATCAATAGTTTTAAGAGATGATTCGATCTTTGACGTCAAGGAATGGGAAACCAAAGGCCTATCAAAAGCAATACTTTTTCCAGACGGTTGTTGCTTCGAGGAAATACGATAAAAAGTATCGTCTCCGACTTTGTATTTAAGAATGAACATAGAATTATTCCTTGCTGACTTTAAAAACTTTTTCTATAGAGGATCGGATTATGTAATCCGAACAAATGTTTCCGTACTTTGAAAAAATCCTGTTATATGTCTGGACATCCGAACAGCCCTTTTTCTGATACCCACAAATATCCTCGACAAGTTTTCCGACCACGTCCGAGGCGAAGGTATGAGCTATTCGAATCCCCATCTTATCCCGGGCCGTGATCTGCATGGGCATGGGAACCGGCTTGTGCACATCCGGTCTCTTAGGCAGGACTTGGCCTCGGTCCTGTTCTGAATGGCTCTTCTCATAGGAATCATAGCCATAATCGACCATAGCCGAAGGCATTCCCATAACTGCCGGATTAACTTTGACCAGAGTCTCAGGATCTTCCTGGGTGTTTCCCAGAGGCCATTGTACCGAAACCTTATAGGTCTTGGGAAGGACATGGGTCACGGTGCCTATATAAGGCGTGACATTCCAGTCTGTAATAAATTTACGGACGCAGTCCCCAATTCGGAAACTCTCAGGAGCTACCATTGAAGGAAATAATGCGGGCATCAAACCCTCCTAATCAAAAAAGATGAAGGGCCTGTATCAGGCCCTATAAATTACTGAACTTTTTGATAGGCAAGTTTGATAGGGACAGGATTCCTACGGACTGTGATGACCTGTTCGAAATTATTCTTGTTATAGTTGTCCATAAAAGGCTCGTCGGCTTCCCGGCTCCGGACCTGGTTGTTAAACCGGTTGGCCATGTAACGGGCTTCGTCTGCATCGAACTTCAACGTTGAAGCATCGCGTTTTCCTTCGATGACGTCGGAAAGCTTATCAAGATGCAGGGCGAGCTCGGGGGAGAACTGCTGAAATTCATCAGCAAGTTTGTCCAGTCTTTCGGTATACTGTTGGGCGTTTTTTAAAGCCATGATCTAATCCTCCTTAAAAAAGTTTTTTATCCGATCAATGATTATTTTTCGACTATAACACCTTTGCCCGGATGACGGACAAGGTGTGGAATTCCTTTTTGGACTCTACGTCTGATCTGGGAACGCATTGGAACCTGATGAGTCTCTAGCCCCAGCTGACGCAGAACATTTTTTGTTACCGGTTTAGATTTTTCTACTTTCTCTGGCTTCGGTTCTTCCTTCTTTTTTGAAGCCATAATCTGAGCCGGGAAAACGCCAGCTTCATGCGTGGCCATGGCAGTTACAAGCACATCAAACCGGTTGGCATTGACTTTGCCATCGAACAGGCCATTATTATAAGATCGTATCGCAATATTCATGGCGTCTTCATTAGCTACTCGGGTGCTGTACTTAGCCAGAATAGGGTTTACGATGGTTTTTGCATAAGTTATGAGGCTGTCATAGTCTGCGTTCGTAAAATCATCTGCGTTCTTATATGGAGGTCTAAAGTCTCCCCGCGGAACGCTTTCCTCGACCACACGGTTATCATAATTGAAATATTTATAGGCATTGTGTGTCGTTTCTGGGAACTGAGCCCGGTAGTTCTGGACGACTTTAGGGACTAAAACGAAGATTTGCATGATAAATACCTCAGATTATTGACGTTGCAAATTTAACCATATTAATTGATTATTATGTGTTAATTTGGCCTTGCAGGAAATTTCCGACGATCTTCTTTGCCGCGAACCTGCTATTATGGGTCGGCTTTACACCCTTGATCTTGTGTTTAATGTCTTCGACTTTATTAATCAGGGCAAATGCTTCTTCGGAGGCTTTATTAAACATGGTAGAGAGCTGTTCATCATCCACCCCACTTGAGACCAGACCCTTCTTCAGGGGCATGTGGGCAAAGTCCTTCAGGGCCCCAGATAGTTTATCCATAATCTCGATGGATTTATTGACGTCTCGGCCGAGTCCTTTTTTCTTAGGCATGGCAATATCCTTCCAGAAGAAAGTTTAAAGATAGGGTTGTATCGAAAGATTATTAAAATTTAGGTGGGTAATCATGTATAATATAAACATGGAGCCTAATATTTGGACAAATTTCTGGGAACCTATTTTTTTAAAAAACGGTTATAAGAAAACTGACGCTCTCATTATTATCCCGATATTTCTCAGAAATATGCACATTCAGTATTACAGAAATCAGATTTCCTGGTATATAAAAAAATCTTTTATAATAGGACTTCGACCGGACGGCATCTTACATTTTGTCTATGGCAGTTTAGGCTACGATCCGACTGTTAGTTACGTTGTGAGTGCCAAAAAAATAGCTGTGGTGACCGTTGCAAAAGGCCTTGTAAAAATAAATGAAAAGGAATATGGCTTTGGTCCTGGGGCATTCTTTGATAACTCGGATATGGAATTAAAAGTCGAAAAATCAGACGAGATCC